TACTGCCTTTCAAAGCGAAAACCTAACTCCTCAACAGAAAACTCAAAACCAGCAAAATGCTGCTAAACTCAAGAAGGATCTGGATGCCCCTCTGGATCTTCTTCGTGTTCCTGCTCAGGCAGCCATTGGTGGTTTGGAAGGAGTCTTGGATATTGCTAGTCAAGCTGGTCTGGACCTTACTGTCAATCAAGGCAAATCACCAGATCAATATATCAGAGCCTCCTGGGACTTTGGTATGTCACCTAAAACCAAGGTTGGTAAATTAGCATCTTCATTACTTGGATTTGCTGTTACGACTAGGCAAGTAGGTAAGCGTCTTGGTAGTCTTGGAACCATAGGTTCATCTCCTATTCCAGCAGGATTAAAGGGTGGTCAATGGTGGGCAGCAAAAGGGAAACGTATCATTACTGATGGTTTGATTCCTGGTGCTATTGCTGATTTCATTCTGTCAGATCCTACTGATGGTAACCTTAGTCGATCCATTCAGCAGCTTTTCCCAGAAGAGTATCATGATTCAGTATGGTTCGGCTTAGCAGCTGATCCAGATGACAATCCTTGGAAGAATCGATTGCTGTCTGCATTTGAAGGCGGTCCCTTAAATGCCCTTGGCAATACTGTCAGTGGATTGTTTAAGGCAAGGGCAGTTACCCAGGCCGTTAAGAAGGCAGGTGGTTCTGATGAAGAAGCCATCGCTAAGGGTGTCGATGCATTTACAAAGGAAACCGATGCTGCTACTAAGGTATCTGAAGGTGCTGATGCAGAAGAAAGTATTCGCTGGAGTGAAGCCAGTGAGACAGAACTGAATCACCTTCTGAATCGAGAAGCTGTCCTTAATGAAGACCTTGCCAAGATAGATCCAAACCTTGATCCAGAGGAAGCCATTCGTATTGATGAAGAGTTAAAAGATCTTCAAATCGAAAAGGCAGCTCTAGAGGCTCGTATCTACGAAGGTGCTGATCCTAATGTCAAGCAGGAATTCTGGGAAACACAAGCCTCCACCGCCTCAGCCAAGCCAACCCAAGCCGTTATTGATCAAACAGTAGGCAACTTGGCAGACGATGGTACTGGTCGTATTAGTAAGGCAGCTAGGAATCGAACTGTCTTTACAGATGCTCAAGTTAGAATCATGAATTTCGATGATGGGCAGAAGTCTGTCATTGATGACTTTCAAAAGAAAATTGATTTTAAAGAGATTTCCAAGAAGACAGGACGTACTGTTGACGAACTTAAGGCCAATGCAGAAGCCATTTTAAATCGAGTGGATGATAAATTCAAGACACTTGATGAAGTGATGGACGAAGCGGGACTGCTGAAGGCGCTGGCAGAAGCTGGTGGAACCTTGGTAGAACCTAAGGGTACCTTTGCAACCGCAGAAGGTGCTGTTGCGGTTAAGACACTCATTGATGATTTTACAAAGAAGATCTTTGATGTTGCCTATGCAGCTGAAGAACTAGACTACTCTAGCATCGGGGGCTTTAATAACTACGACAGGTTGATTGATCGATTTGTTGGACTGCTTGGCATCTATAAAGAAAGTGCTTCCTATCATGGTTCTGGCCTGTCAGGGTTTAAGGTACGCCTTAAGGCTGCACTGTCTGGAAAGGAAGTGGCCATGCGTGATATGGAGGAAGCCGATGAGTTGACTTATGGTCAAATGAAGAAGTGGGCAGATAAAATCAAGAAGCTGTCTCGTAATGGTGATCCAGAAGCAAAAGAACAATTACGTGCTTTGACTAGGGCTATGGTCCTGGCCAATGGAGATCCAGCAAATACCATTTCATATGCCAGAGCAGTGTTTAATATTTGGCGTGGAGGTGTTGAAAACGTCTTCTACAATAATATTCTGTCTGGTTTTAAAACGCAAGTGCGTAATGCCAGTGGCATCACCAGGGTGTTCCTTGATCCAGCTGCTATTGCTCTACGTGGAAAGTTGAATGGTGATGAAGCTCAAGTGCAGGCTGGTCTTGCTGGATTAAATGCAGTCCAAAGCAGCATAGGGGAAGCATGGAAGGTCGCTAAAATTGCCTTTAAGTCTGAAACTTCAATCACTGGAACTTCACAAAATATCCTCCAAAAGGCGGAAATCGAGGCTGGCATCCAGATGATGGAGCAGATGGCTAGAAACAATGTGGAACGTTTTGGCGTTGGTGTTGCTAAGTTCTTTGTCCGATATGGTCAAGCTCTTAACCTTCCCGGTAAACTCTTGATGAGTCAAGATGATTTCACTAAGACTATCATTGCTCGTCAACGCATTGCTGAAATGGCCACCCTTGATGCATTTAAGGAGGCTCCTAGTGTCAGTGAAAGGGGTGAGTTTGTGATGAAGTACATGGAGAAATACTCTAAGTACATCGATCCACAAAGTGGTAAAATTCTGGATAAGGGCCTTGCTGTTTATGCAGACATTGGTACCTTTCAAAATGACCCTGGAGCAGCTGTTAATTACTTTAGTGGCTTTATCAGCAGAATTCCCTTTGGTACTTACCTCGTTCCCTTTATTCGGAATCCTGCCAACATCATGCGGTATCAGATCGAATATCTTCCATTGCTAAGTAAATGGAGTAAGAAGTATACTGATGCGGTTAAGAATGGTGATGAGTTGATGGTAGCTGAAATGGAAGGCAGACAAGCCATTGGGTCCTTGGTATTTTCAACGGCCTTTGGTTTGGGCTTGACTGGGAAATTTACAGGGAACCTTCCTATCGATCCAGCAGAACGTCAACGATGGAATACTTTGGGTATTCGCCCGCGCTCCTTCCAGGTAGGACCAGTCTGGATATCTTATAATCTGATTGAACCACTTAATAACATTATTGCAGCAGCTGTTGATTTGGCTCAATGGGCACAACTCTTTGGTGAAGATAATGTTGGTGGTCAAGAACTTATTGAGAAATTTGCAGGTCAACTTACCCTTTCCATTGCGGCTAGCTTTACTGAGAAATCCTACTTTGCTAACTTTGAAGCATTGTCCTCCTTCATTGACATTGGACAGCTAACACCAGATAAGGTTCAAACTATGATGGCTGGGTTTGCCTATAATCAGGCTGTCCCTTGGGCGTCTGCTGTTCGTGGTTTTGCAAACACCTTTGATAGTTATCAACGTGAGTATGACAATGAATGGCAACGTGTCTTTGTTGGCAATACTCCATTTCTCCGGAATATGATGCCAGAGAAGATTGATGAACTTACCGGTAAGGTGATGCGCAATCCTAATGGTGGACTGTGGAATGCCAACATGCCATTTGAGGTTTCTATTGATCAAGACGATCCAGTTAAGGACATGCTTATGAAAGCACGTTATAATTGGAGGGACAATCTTGATAGTTATAAAGGTGTTAAACTCAACGCTGAACAGAAGAATTTTGTTCGTAAGCAAAGGTATGACGCTGGTCTTCGGAGGAATCTTGCTCGTCTTATGAAGCAGGATTGGTTCAAGCAAGACATGAATAACTATCGTAATCGTCCCATTAACTTTAACGATCCAGAGGCTCAACCACGTTATTATCGAGCCATTGCGGATGAGTATGCTACTGCTAAGAAGATAGCCTTTGATCGTCTTGAGGCTACTGATGCTAAGTTTGCGGATGAATTACGTCAGTTAAGGATTAGTAAGGCTGAATACAAAGCTGGAATCTATTCAGACGAACAACAATCTCAACCGTCCTCTGCGCCTAAAGCTACTGAGCTTGATAAAGTTCTTCAATTTAGATAAACCATGGCAATCGTTCAAAATCTTTACACAGGGAATGGGGCTACGGTCTTGTTCCCTTTTTCTTTTGATTATCTAGATCAAGCACACGTTAAGGTCACCCTTAATGGAACTGCTTCAACAGCATTTGTGTTTGCTAATGATACCACCCTTCAGTTTCTGACTGCACCTGGTGCTGGGGTTGCTATTGTCATCTATCGGGAAACCGACAATGATCAAACAGAAGCAACCTTCTACTCTGGTTCAGCCATTAAGGCAGCAGACCTTAATAACAACTTCACACAAACGTTGTATGTTGTTCAAGAGGTCTTTGCTCGTACCTTGAGCACCTTTGGGGGTACCCTTGCTGGTATTCTTAATATGGGTGGCTTTAGGATTACCAACCTTGGTACGCCTAGTAGCTCTACCGATGCCTCAACCAAGGCCTATGTCGACTCAAACGTAGGTGCTGTCTCTGCATCAGCAGTCTCAGCAGCTGCCAGCGCGGCATCAGCGGGTACTTCAGCAACCAATGCTGCCACCAGTGCCTCGGGTGCTTCAACAAGTGCCACAAACGCAGCTAGCAGTGCCTCAGCAGCCTCTGCCTCACAATCAGCAGCAGCTTCAAGTGCTAGCTCGGCCTCATCCTCCGCAAGTACGGCCACAACCCAGGCCAGCAATGCCAGTGCTTCAGCTTCGTCTGCATCTACCAGTGCAACCAACGCAGGCAATAGTGCCACCAGTGCTGCTAGCTCTGCTGCGTCTGCTCTGGCTGCGTTCGATAGCTTTGATGATCGGTATCTAGGTGCTAAGGCAAGCGATCCAACCGTTGATAATGACGGAGATCCACTGACTTCTGGTGACCTCTACTGGAACACCACGTTGTCGGTAATGAAGGTCTATACCGGATCGGTATGGGTCATTGCTTATGTCCCTGGTGATGCTACCAACATTAGCTTTACCCCGTATGGCACTGTTGCTTCAAGCAATGTTCAAGGTGCTGTTCAGGAGTTGGTGGATGAAAAGCTCAACCTTACTGGCGGAACCCTTACCGGTGATGTAACGCTTAGTAATCAGACGGATGTTCGCTTCGGTGAAGCAACCGCCAACGGCTCTAACTACGTTGCCTTCCAGGCTCCAGCCAGTATTGCAAGCGATGTTGTGTGGACACTGCCTGCTACTGATGCGGTTGTGTCTGGTCATGCCCTTAAGTCAAATGCTGCTGGCACCCTTAGCTGGGGTACTGCTGGTGGAGCCGCTGGTGGCGGTACGGATGATGTGTTCTACGAAAATAGTCAAGTGGTAACTACTTCTTATACCCTAACAACAAGCAAAAACGCCCTTTCAGCTGGCCCCATCAGCATTAACAGTGGAGTAACAGTCACCATTCCGTCCGGTCAATCCTGGAGCATAGTCTGATGCCAATCGCAATCAATGGGTCAGGGTCAATTACGGGTCTAACCAAGACCGGCATCTCGGCGCAACCTGTGTTTCCGGGGAATGTCATTCAGGTGGTTAGCACTAGCAAGGCATCTGCTGTGTTCGCAAACGAAATTGGCGTAGTTAGTAGCACGACATATGTAACCGGAGGATTCTCAACGAACATCACCCCAACAAGTGCGTCGAGTAAAATACTTTTACAATTTGACGGAATATCCTATAGCCTTGGTGGAACAGTCTACAGACTGTTTGCTTTTTTTAAGGGTTCGACTAACGTCAGCAATGGTTTAGTTGTACTTGGTGGTAACGACTATTCAGCGGTAAACTTTAGCTTTCTTGATAGTCCTGCATCAACATCAGCGTTAACGTATAGTGTTGGGATTGCTGGATACAATACGACAGGATCTCATTATTTAACTCAAAACGGCACATTAACCCTCATGGAGGTAGCAGCATGAAATATTTTGCATCCGCTATTCACGAACTTTATCCCAGCGTCGTTGGCACTGTTGGTGAAGACGCCTTTGATGCCGACGGGAATTCTGTTGCCTACGACAGAGCCGCTGTAGCAATCGAAGCCCAGCGCATAGAAGCCCAACAACAACGTGCTGCCGCCTATGCCGTTGAGGCCGATCCCCTTGCCTTTAAGTACCTTCGAGATGAGGTCGATCTTGAGCAGTGGAAAGCCAAGATCAACGAAATCCGCGCACGTTTCCCGTACCCCACCGAGGAGGTGAACTAGTCATGCCATTAAGACTCAACGGCTCCACATCAGGCTATAGCCAACTGGATGCCCCCGCTATTGCTGGTGATCAAACCTTTACGTTGCCAGGGACCGGTGGCACCATCGACCGCCTGAATCGGGCGGGGAATATTTTGCAGGTGGTTAATGCTACTTTTAACACTGCTACTGAAACTACTACAAGCACTTTTGTGGACACCGGACTTACTGCAAGCATTACGCCATCATCTTCAAGTAGCAAAATCTTGGTTTTAGTTAGCCAGTCCGGAGTTTATAAAAAAACAAGCAATACAATTGCAAGCTTAAGACTGCTTAGAGGCGCAACATCAATACTTGGTTTTGAACAAGATGCTGGATATACAAATTCAACTGCAGACAATAGAGTGGGCGCTGCCACCTGTTGCTTCTTGGATAGTCCAAGTTCAACGTCTTCCGTTACTTATAAGACTCAATTTTGTTCTGCAAACAATTTGGCTACAGTCGGAGTTCAAGGTAGCAACGGTGCCTCGACAATTACTCTTATGGAGGTAGCAGCGTGAAACCCACTAAGTCTGATGCACTTCAATCCCTTCGCCCCGGTACCGAGTGGGTGCTGCGTGGCGACGATCTGGAGTGGCTTGACCAACATCAGACCCAGCCAACCGACGCAGAGATCCAAGCCGAACTGGATCGCCTTATTGCTGACTACCCCCGCAAGGTTGCCCGTCAGTCCCGCGCAGCGGCCTACACCACCGAAGCAGATCCGTTGTTCTTTAAGGTCCAGCGTGGTGAAGCCAACCAGGCCGACTACGACGCCAAGATTGCTGAAATCCGCACCCGCTACCCCTACCCAACGGAGGTCCAGTCATGAGCACCCTTAAGGTTTCAAGCGTTCAACACGCCTCTGCTGCGTCACCAGCAATCACCCTTGACGCCAGTGGTCAGGCCACACTGAACGGTCTGGCATTCCCTACCAGTGGCAGCCTCAGTGGTAGGAACCGCATCATCAATGGGGACATGCGGATTGATCAGAGAAATGCTGGGGCGGCGGTGACGGTTAATGCCAACACTAGTTTTTTTGCTGTAGATCGATTTGTAAGTTTTGGCCAAACCAGTGATGGTGTTTTTACTGTTCAACGTAGCACCACGGCCCCAACCGGCTTTACAAACTCGTTGATAGCCACCATCACTACCGCTGATGCAAGCATTGGGGCATCTCAGGAGTACGGTATTTCCCAGATCATTGAGGGTTTTAATGTTGCAGACCTTGGTTGGGGGGCAGCCGGAGCGTCATCGGTAACGCTTTCGTTCTGGACTCGCAGCAGCGTCACAGGCACTCACAGTGGCTCTTTTTCAAACAATGCCTACAATCGCGCATACGTTTTTTCTTATAGTATTTCAGCAGCAAACACCTGGGAATACAAAACAATTACCATTCCAGGGGACACCAGTGGAACTTGGTTGACTGACAATAGTACAGGAATAAGGCTACGCTGGAATTTAGGCAGTGGTTCAACTTGGCTTGGTGCAGTGGGTGCTTGGGGTGGTACGTTCTTCAACGGAGCAACTGGCTCGGTCCAGCTGATCAGCACCTCCGGCGCCACCTTCTACATCACCGGCGTCCAACTCGAAGCCGGGACCGTGTCGACACCGTTTGAACGCAGGAGTTATGGACAGGAGTTGGCACTTTGTCAGAGGTACGCTATACGATTTGGAAACTCTAGTGATGTTTATTCGCGTTTTGGACTGGGTGAATGCCCATCAGTCACGGGTAGCGATATCAGTATTCCACTACCTATTGAAATGAGAGTGGCTCCAACATCTCTTACGACCACGGGCACACCAGCTAATTATGGACTTTACTCTGGTGGTACTCTCAGGACTTGCATAACCGGCCCAGTATTAGCCAATTCTACAAACAAACTTTTGCTCCTAGCTGCCACAACAACTGGATTGGCAGTCGGCGGAGTAGTGCAATTTATTCAAAACAACAACACTGTTGCCTACCTTTTAGCTTCTGCGGAGCTTTGATCATGGCTTACCAACTTCTCAAAGATGGGCTTAGTGGCAAGATATACGGAGCATTGCGCGACAATGCTGATGGCACCATGACCAGCTTTTTATTCGACCCCGCCAACACCGACTACCAGGTCTACCTTGCCTGGTTAGCAGAAGGCAACGAGCCCCTGCCGGCGGATGAGCCCTAATGGCAGTTCGTTCAAAGCAAGGCGTTGCCCGTCTTAACCACGTCCCTGGACCCCCGAAAAAAACAAAGCAGGGCCAGGGTAGAAACTCTCTTCCCAATCACAACCGTAAACAAAAACGAGGACAAGGCTAATGATTACTATCTTCGGCCTCAAGCTATCGTATGAGGTAGCTTTTTTCTTTGCATTATTCATTGCTTCTGAGGCCATTGGCGTCAGTAAGTATCGCTCCAATAGTGTTGTTCAGGTCTTTCTTAAGGTCACCAACCTACTGCGTCCACTGCGTACTGAGGACGATAAGCTGAATCGTCTTAAGGATTCAATCCGTAAGTGAGATGACCGTACTCAAGGTTCCTCAATACTATCTCCAAACGGACTCCGCTACGAAGCATGGCGATCGGATGTGCTTTTCAAGTACCGTAGCGATGGCGATCAAGTATCTTCGTCCTACGGCACTGTCTGGAGCCAATGCTGATGATGATTACCTTAAAACGGTACTCAAGTTTGGAGACACAACCGAATCTACCTCACATATTCGAGCAGCATCAGCGTATCTTGTTAAGGCTACCTTTTACCGTAATGGAACTAGGAGTGTCCTTGAGAAGGAACTTGAAGCGGGCTATCCTGTGGCTTGTGGAATCCTTCACCACGGCCCTGCTCACGCTCCTGGGGGTGGTGGGCACTGGATGCTGGTCATTGGACTTACTGATACTCATGTCATCTGCCATGACCCCTATGGTGAGATGGATAACGCCAATGGTGGGTATCCACAACCAGGGAAAGGTGGCAAGGAGGTCGCTTATACCTGGAAGAACTGGTCAAAGCGGTGGATGATTGAGGGCAATGGCAGTGGATGGTACATGACCTTTAGAGGTAACCAACCAACACCTGCTAAGGAACCCTTTTCTAATACCTGGAAGGGTGTCAAGGCCGTAGCAACACGCCTTGGCGTTAAGTTTCCACAGGTCGTAGCTGCTCAATGGGCGCTTGAGAGTGGTTATGGTAAGCATACCTCTGGAAAGAACAACTTCTTTGGCATTAAGGGCAGTCCTGGTACCAATGTGGAGACCAAGGAGTTCCTTGATGGCAAGTGGATAACGGTATTGGCTACGTTTAAGGACTACGAGACCCCTGAGGCCTGTATTGAACACCTTGTTGCCCTTTGGTACAGTGATTATAAGGGCTATGAGGGGGTCAATCGAGCCCGAACGGCAGATGAATGCTGTCATCTATTGCGACGAGAGGGGTATGCAACCGACCCTACCTACCCTGATAAACTTATTAAACTGATTAAGGAGAACTCCTAATGGCTTCATTAACAACTGGTGGTGTTACGACTACTGGAACAATCAATACACAGGATTCCACTACGCTTTTTGAGGCTGGGGCTTCCCGCTCTATTACCTTAGGAGCTTCTAGTGTCAATCAGGCGTTGACTGCTACGTGTCGCTTCGTCTCGTTGATTGCAGTTGGCGGTACCCATTGTCACTTTCAGATTGGTGTTGGTGCCCAAACTGCTACTGCGTCCTCCCATTACCTCCTGACTGGAGAACGACTCTTTTTGGCAGTTCCTTTTGATGCCAACATTGCTGCCATTCGTGGAACAGGGGGTTCTACTACCCTTTACATTACGGAATTGACCCAATAATGGCTAAACGAGCTACGGAAGAACAGTTCAATGACCTCCATGGTCTGGTTACCAATGAACTTATTAGTCGCATCCAAAGCGGCACAGCAACAACACAGGATCTACGTGTAGCAGCTGATTGGTGTTCCAAGAACAACATCACTGGTATTCCTGTTGCTGGTTCTCCACTCGCCAACCTCTTTGAATCACTTGAATTGGAGATGGAGGATGTCGAAAGGGTCATCAGATGACGATGGGACACAAGAAGTCATTCGTAATTTAATTGCTACCGCAGCACTTGGATTGTTTGGATGGCATCTCTTGACCCTACATAACATTGCAAAGTCTGTTGAGGTGCTTGTTCATCGTGCGGGACAGGCTGATCAACGGTTGGAGCGTCTTGAAAACCATGTGTATTTGAAAGATGGCGCAACCAAAGAGTAAGTCTGCTAAGTACTATGCTGCGAACCCTAAGGCAGCTGCTAAGAAGGCTACGTATCAACGTAAACTGAATAAAAAGCCTTCCGTTAAGAATGCTTCGGAGGAACGGTGGACCGAAAGGAGACGCCGTGACATTGATGGTAAGGGTGGGAAGGACCTTTCTCATACTCGTGATGGCCGTATGGTTCTTGAATCGCCATCCAAAAACAGAGCTCGTAATGGGGCCGGAGGCAAACCCACTAAAAAGAAATGAACAAAGGTAACTCTAAACCATCTGGTCTCTACGCGAACATGAATGCGCGTCGTAAGGCTGGCACCAGTAGGCCCAAAAGCAAGAGCACTGTTTCTGCTAAGGCCTATGCCAATATGAAAGCCGGTTTCCCTAAAAAGAAGAAGTAACCCACGCAGGATCCAAATGATTCTGGAAGCCCCTTCTGACTATCTCTTTAACCTAAGGGCCATGACAAGTTCTGAAGCGAAAAGGATGTGGAGAACAGCAATTAAGGATGAGTGGGACAACCGCTGTGCCTATTGTGGTTCCAGTCATAATCTTACCTTAGATCATGTAACCCCTAAAATGCTCGGTGGGAACGACCGCACACATAACGTTGTTCCCGCTTGCCGGCCCTGTAATCAATCAAAAGGTTCGCACCATTGGTTGTCTTGGTGGGTTGGTCAAGAGTCCTTTGACCAGTCTAATTTCTCCAAAGTCCTTTCCTGGACTACGACCTAGTACTAACGTAAACTTTTTTAGGTAAAACAAATGTCTACTACTGCTAACGGCACCACTTACGGCTCCATTTCAAATGCCCCTGGTCGTCAAGATGAGGACGAACTGAAGAACCGTACTCACACCACTGCTAACGTGTCGGGTGGTGTTACTACGACCACGACCATCGCTGCTACCTTTGCTGCTACTGCTACGGCTGTTGCTGCCAGCGGTACCGTTGGAGCCTGTAAGACTGCAATCCGTACTGTTCGTCGTGCTGATCGCATTCCTTCCTCCAACAACGCCAACAAGACTGGTCGTGTGACCCGTGTTGATGTTACTCAAGGTCAAATCTTGACCGTTAACACCCTTGTTGGTGGCACCTCCTACACAACTGGTTCCTATACCGCTGTTGCGCTGACGGGCGGTTCTGGTACGGGCGCTACCGCTAACATCACCGTTGCTGGTGGTGCTGTTACTGCTGTGACCATCGTCAATGGTGGTTCGGGTTACGATGTTAATGAGACCCTGAGTGCAACTGCTGCTACCATCGGTGGCACTGGCTCGGGCTTCTCCATTAAGGTCGCTACCACCACTGGTCCTATTAACGCCTGAGAATTGTAATGCAAAAAGTCACTTCCTCTTCAAATCGCTCCAAGCGTTCAACCAATAAGCCTGTTACCAAAGGGCAGAACCCTCAGCGGGCCAACCGTCAATCCGTTAGTCAAGCTAAAGTTACCACATCCCAACAACGTGGAAACCGCATGAAGACTAGCACCGCAAACGTTACCTCTGGTTCCAATGGTAAGCCTGCTTCCACTGGATCTGCCAAAGTCACCACGGGTATGGGCGGCAAACTTACCAACACCGTGATAAAGACACTTGGTAGTGCAGCCATGGGTGCGCTTCGTAAGAACCCAGTAGTGGGTCCAGCTGCCGCTGTGTCGGCTCCTCGTCCTACTGCTGATGGTACCATCTCTGCTGCTCAAGGCGGTCGGGCCCGCAGTCGGTTCGAAAACGCTCGTAACACAGCATTTAAAAAGGCTTCGGCCATCAAAGGTAGCCCCGTCATGGGTCCTCGTAAGCCTGCTGCTGGTCAGTTCGACTCTGCCTTTGCTACTGCCCGTAAGGCTGGCAAGAGCACCTTTACCTTTAAGGGTAAGAAGTATACTACCAAGACAAAGTAATCATGCCACTTTCTAAGGGTAAATCAAAGGCCGCTGTGTCGAAGAACATTAGCAAACTTAGCAAAGAAGGTTATCCAAATAAGCAGGCCATTGCTATTGCTCTGAGTAAGGCTGGCAAGAGTCGCAAACGTAAATAGCTTTAATCGGGTCCTGTACGCCTCTACAGGGCCCCTCTCCCTCCTTTCAGGTATATTCTACCAATGACCACGAAACAACCGCCTTCTAGGTCCCCTGAAGAGCAACTTGCAAAAAGCTTTCCCTTGTTCCTTTCTCTTGTATGGAAGTCGCTAGACCTGCCTCGACCAACAAGAGCACAGCTTGCCATTGCTGAGTACCTTCAAAATGGACCCAAGCGTCTTCAGATCCAGGCCTTTCGTGGACTAGGTAAGTCGTGGATCGCGGCTGCCTTTGTGTTGTGGGTGCTGTGGAACGACAGGGACAAGAAGATCCTGGTGGTGTCCGCAAGCAAGCAACGAGCAGACGACTTCACGGTCTTTACACAGAAGTGCATCCTTGAGTTCGACTGGCTTACCCACATGCGTCCCGTTAATGATGACCAACGGTTGTCACGGGTGTCCTTTGACATTGCTGGTTGTCGTCCTGCCCAGAGCCCTTCTGTCAAAAGTGTTGGTATCACTGGACAAATCACGGGTAGTCGTGCTGACCTGATTGTGTTCGATGACGTTGAGGTTCCAGCCAACTCCGCCACCGACATGATGAGAGAGAAGCTGTTACAACTGGTGACAGAAGGTGAGTCCGTGTTGACGCCCAAATTGGATTCTAGGATCGTCTTTTTGGGAACGCCACAGACAACCTTCACTGTCTATCGCACCCTTCGTGAACGAAACTACGTTCCCCTGGTTTGGCCCGCACGGTATCCAAGAAGCCTTGTTGGGTACGAAGACGTGCTTGCCTCTCAGCTCCAGGCCGACATTGCTAAGGAGGGACACGAGACCCTTGCTTGGAAGCCAACCGATACCCGCTTCTCGGAGATCAACCTACTGGAGCGGGAACAGAGCATGAGTCGAAGCAACTTCATGTTGCAGTTCATGCTCGATACGTCCCTGTCGGATGCCCTTAAGTTCCCCCTGAAGCTCAGCGACTTCTCAGCGATGCCTCTGGACCTCGGGAAGGGGCCTTCGGACGTCATCTGGGGTGCTGATAAGGAGACCCGCCTTGACATGCCCGCCGTGGCCCTTCCAGGCGATAGGTGGCATCGACCAAAAGAGACAGGCGAATACGTTCCGTATGGAGAGACAATCATTGCTGTGGACCCCTCTGGTCGGGGTAAGGACGAAACCGTGTCCGTGGTCCTGTCACAGATCAATGGCTTCCTGTTTTTAAGGGACATCTACGCATCTCAGGATGGTTACTCTGATAAGACCCTTAGAGAGATCCTTAGACGGGCCAAGTACTACGGTGCCTCTACCTGCCTCATTGAAAGCAACTTCGGTGACGGTGCCATCATGGAACTCATGAAGCGTCATGCCCAAGAGATGAAGGTCGGTATCAGCTTTGAAGAAAGCAGAGCCACCACTCGAAAGGAAGACCGCATCATCGACACCCTTGAACCCGTCCTGAACCAGCATCGCCTTGTCATTGATGAGAAGCTGATCACCTGGGACTATACCAGTAATCACGATATGGCCCCGGAAGAGCGGTTGCCTCGTATGCTCATGTACCAGCTTACCCGCATGTGTCGGGAAAAGGGTGCCGTTAAGCACGACGACAGAGTAGACGCCCTTGCCCTTGGTGTCAAGTACTTTCAAGATTCCCTTGCTATCTCCGCAAGAGAGGCCGCCATCGGTCAGAAACGAGAGGAGTGGACCAGCATGATCAATGCCTTCCTCACCGCCCCAGAAGAGGCCACCGACATCCTTGTGTTAGGGGGTACCTTCACCGATCGACAGGTCACAGATAATTCCATCCATCACTGGATTTGAAACGGACCCACTTCCCTTTGTATGACAGGAGAAAACCCCCCTTCGGGGCTGACAAATAAAGGGAGGTTGCTCTTTCTAAGGGGGAAGGGGGATGGCTGTCCTGAACATGAAGGAGCGTAGCGACTGATTGTGAAGACCAAGTTAGGCTCCGAAGGAGACTGACGCGGAGCTGACCCACCCTATAGTTACGATTAACAGACATGGTTGTAAACTATGACTAGACTTGGCAGAGCAAGAGTCTTCGTAGCGGAGCGGAGAAGAATCGTAGCTCTCAGTAAGACCAAGTAGTAATCATAGTTGACCATGTTATAGTAGTTACTATTGCTGTCTTTAATCAACTATTATAACAGTACCTCTATGTTACTACATATAGTAATATAACTGTTATATGTACCCCCTCCGTCCCTTACCGTTTTCCTTTTAAAAAAGCATGTCCGTATCGCTCGTCTGGATCACGCCTGATGCTGAATCAATTATCACCTACTGTGCTCGTGTATCCAGTCCACAGAACCAAGAAGTTAATGCCAACCCAGAACGGTTGATCAACTATCTTGTTAAGCATAAGCACTGGAGTCCCTTTGAGATGGCTTCAGCATGCTTTGAGATTAACACTACCAGGGACATCTCGGCTCAGATCCTTAGGCACCGATCGTTCTCCTTCCAAGAGTTCAGTCAACGCTATGCTGAGGTACAGCTACGAGCAGAGATACCAAACCTAAGGAGACAGGACCTGACCAATAGGCAGAACAGCATCGATGATCTTGATCCGTATGACAGCCAAGGCCTTCAGACAGAGATAGCCCGACACTTCGTTGAGTCCGAGAAGCTCTACCAACGTCTCCTTGGCTTTGGTGTGGCAAAGGAGTGTGCCAGGAAGGTTCTACCAATGAACAGTCCTACTCGGCTCTATATGAGTGGAACGATCCGTAGCTGGATCCACTACCTTCAAGTGAGGACTGGTCCCGAAACACAGCTGGAGCATCGACAGATTGCTGATGAAGTTAAAGGGCTACTGATAAAGCAACTGCCTGGTCTCAATAGCCTTTTAAGTAATAGTGATAGTGATGACTAAGCCGTCTTTGATGACCCTTACCGTGGAGCAGGCTAGACGCATTGTAACCGTGGCTCCGCCTGGGTCCGTCTATTACCAAGAAGCAGTTCGTGTCCTATTGAAGGGTCACTGTGGTGTGGATGGCCGTGAGAGCCGTCTGGAAGGGCCTGGGACATCCCTCTGACTCCCCGCAGGTGGCATTCCACCTCCGGCTCCTCAGAGGGGCCTTCCTGAGGCGTTTGAAGGGGCTGATGATTTTTAACATAATTTTCTGAGGTCCTTACGCCTATACGCCCGCCGCCAGTGACCCCCATGGCCCCCCTCGGTCCAGGAATCTCGGCCTCCCCCCTGGTAGCTGTGTCCAATTTCGTGTCCAAACCAGCCTTGGACAGGGTCAAAAGCTAGTCACAGCCTGGGGTCTGGGGTGTCTGCGTCACTGTCAGACAGGCAGGTACGCAGGGGATGGACACAGGGGCAGTGATACATATGTACCTAGAGTGCGCTGCCGTTGCTATTGTCCGGTTCGCCAGTAGACAATGTGTGTATTTATGTACTTTATCTGTCCGCAAAAAAAGACCCCACTGTTGAGAATGTTAAGAAATGTGATTGGTTTCCCCGAATCGGCCAGACCATGCCCTAGGTTGGCTTCAGTTCAAACAAACCGAACCGATGACCACTTTCAAACAGATCTCTGATTCCTACTGCTTCATTGATTGGCTCGTGATGACTGCCGACAAAGCTGACCTCGTGTGGCGCAATGAGCTGGGCATGGTGACCTACCTGACCCCTCAGGATGGCCTGTTGGATGATGCAGCTGAGGATCTTTATGAGGCATGGTGTGAGCTGAGCTGGGCTGATCAGCGCTTCTGTATTGTTGAGGCTGCTGACCAGCTAACCGAGATTGAGATCCTTTCAATCCAAAATGAAATGGTATTAGTTGCATCCTGATTGTTACAACTAGGGGTGAGGTCACAGCCACCCCCTGCTGTAGCATTCAAGCTACCCAAACATCCAATCACAAGCCACACCCATGAACATCACAGCCAACAGCACCAAAGCAGCTATCATTGATGAATCAATGGTGATAATCACAACACAAGATGAAGAGATCGCGGCACTTAAAGAACAAAGGACCGCACTGTTCATCTTGTTAAGTGTTGTTACAGCCCTGCTGCTTATCGGTTAATCGCCATTCAGAATACGGGGGCAGGTCAAACCTGTTCCCCAACACACACACACACACAAACAATCCAATGCTCTACTACATCTGCAGAATGACAGCCGAGAAACAATGGGAAGGGCTTAGGTCAACATCAGAGAAGGGTTACTCTGAGCGACTCTGCGATTATTACTCCGAGCTGTATCCTAACGCCTACATTGACATCCTTACGTATGATGAGTATCACGGTGGCGCTGCTAAGTGGCAGGAGATGGCCATCTGAAATGTTAATCTTCATTGCAGCCATCTTCTTAGTAGCTGCTGGATCGGTTACCATCCCTTCAGTCAGCCTACTCTGTGTAACTGCTGGCATTGGTTCTATCCTTCTTGAAATCCTTATCTAACATGCTTAAATCACAAGCCACAGCTGAATTCAGAGAGTGTATCGGCAATAGCTACAGAGGAGATAAGATTGCCCAACGTGAGGCATGGCTTAACTTTCTTAATACGTTATGTGAAGATAAGCTAATCACCCAGCATCAGAGAGACAATTGGTCGACACCGGTACGCTAGGATCCTAATCAACCACACCCAACCAAATCTAATGACAATCGCCAACACCCGCCACATCTCAGGCATCCTTAGCCTTGCTACTGAAGCTGACATCCTTGAGGGTAAGGAGTGGTATGACCGCGCCTATAGATTAGGAACACAGTTTGTCGTCAGATACAGAGGCATTACAATGGGTCAGGCGATAGGCGTTATTGCAGCCCTTAGCCCGAATAACAAGTGGGAGAGGAATTGTCGTGATGCTGAGACTATGATCAAAACATGGCACATTGGCGGGGACTATGACCTAGTTAAGGTCTGTACCTACAATCCAATGAAGCAGAAAGCTATTGACATATTAGCCTTGGAATCGCCAGACAGCGAGAACATAGCTAAGATTCTCAATGGGCAGAAGATCACAGCATTCTTTAGATCGATTATGGGAGACCCTACTGCCGTATGTGTTGACGGTCACGCCTACGCTGTGTTCGTAGGTGAGAGGATACCCACTACGAAGACCCCAAACATTAGTGCCAAGCTCTACGAAACAATCCAACGTGCTTACACATTGGTCAGTAAAAGATCCTATGACCTATGTCAGCACACTTTGACTCCGACTCAAGTCCAGGCCGTTACATGGGTTACCTATCGGAGACTGATCAAAGGATGAATGACACTCCTGGCCTTGACTATCACTTTGACAGAATGCTTGATGATTACCTTGACAGATACTTTGAGGAGGCTGAAGACAGAGCGTATGCTGATGATCTGATTGATGATGATGATGATGAGTAATAGGTATTATGTCGGGGTGGTTTATCACTGCCCCGGCTTTCCTTTTATCAAAAATCACAAGCCGCGCA